ATTAGCTAAAGTAAATACTTCTCTTGAAAGATTTGAAGCACTTATAATGTTACTTCCATTTATTTGTTTCATATTCACTAAGACACTTCTGGGATCAGTAACACCTAAACCAAGGCTTCCATCATTAGCTAAAGTAAATACTTCTCTTGAAAGATTTGAGGCACTTATAATATTGCCGTTGCCTTTTTGTTGTATTAATAAAGATGTTTTGTCACCATATCCTCCAATATGTACATTACAATGTACATATAAATCAGCATATAAATCTAAATTAAAATTATCCATATCCAAATTTGAAGATTTTTTCAATACAAATATATCATTATATACATTAGAACTGATATAATCTTTGATATATAATAAATTGTAATTATCAAATTTTTCGCTTGAACTCACATTAATTTCTACTCCATTACTTCCAGAAAAATTTAAATATATATTAGAAGCATTTATTTCATAATTCTTATAATAATTTGTATTGAGTAATTCAACTAAATTATTTCCATGACCATCATAAATATTTCCTACTATTCTTAAATCTTTACCTATGTCTATACTACCAACAGAATATATACTACCTCCTAAGTATAAATCTCTTTTTTCGTCTATTCTAAGTGCTGTAAAATCATTTTCTAAAACATCATTGTATTTTATTTCAAAAACTCCATCATAACTATATATATCATGTGTATTGCGAATAGATAATTCATTATTTTCAATATTATTTATTAAGGATATGTGAGGATAATATTTAGTTTTGTTATAATTTCTAATTTCTATATTAAATTTTTTAAAATCAATATTACTATATTCGTTGATATAATCTTCTATTATTAAAGTATTATTGCATGTATATCCTAAAATGTTAAAAGTATCTAAAAATACATTTGAATTAAGTAATTTTAGTTCTTTTTTATCAGTGTCTATAATTTCATTTATAGAATAATTAGATGTTTTAATAATTATTTTATTATCTGTGATATTTGAAGATACTCTAAATATAGGTGTGCTATTGAGAAGTTTTTCAATATATATATTTGATGAATTGATATTTAAATAATTACTATGTATCGAATAATATTTTTCATTATAATTAATATTTGAATTATATCTAATAATATTATTTGTAACTGTTTTCAAATATAAATTAGAATATGCTAAATAAGAACTTTCGTTATTTTCATCAATAAATATTTTACTTTTATTTATATCTCTATATAAAATATTAGTAATATGTTTACTATTATCAAATGGTAGTAATGTAGTAATAATATTATTACTCACATTAATATAATTGCTATTATCTATAGTACTATTTGTTATAGTATCATTTGAAATTTGAACATTGTAATTAATTTGTAATGATTTTTTATATTTATTATTATATTGATAATTTATTTCCATATCACGATTAGATAATGTATATTGTATATTATGTGCTATATTTTCTACTACATAATGCTCTTCGGATATTAAATCATCATTAACACTTTCAATAAGTTTTGTCGGTACTATTTCAATTAGATTATTGTAAATATTATTATCATATCTACTAATTTGAGATAAATATTCAGTAATTATATTATAATTATTATAATTATCATATGAAGCAATTAAATTACTATAATTATTTGTATAAATAATATTACTATGAATAGTTGTATAGAATAGTTTAGATGATAATATATTATTTTTCTTTACTATAAAGTCTTCTTTTAAAATGTCATCAGTATTTATTTTATTATTATCACTATCTGTTTCAGGAAATATATTTATATTTTGCGTTATTGAATTATTATATGTTTTAATAGTATTATTCCAATTTGATGATTTTAATAATGATATATTTTTATAATCAATATCAACTGAACCACTATAAATATGATCATATGTATATCTATTTGCTATTGATGTAGATACATTATTATATTCACTATTAATAACAAAGGTAGCACTATTTGTGTTATTTAAATTAGTAATATTACTAAAATCTTCGTTGAATCCAAAGCGAGCTCCTTTTCTCAATTCGTTATTTTTAAAAGTATCAATCGTAAATATATTTTTAATATTTGGGTCATAATTACTATAGTTTTTAACATCGACTCCTATACTAAATTTATTATTGTTATTGTAATCTCCTCCAGAAATATTATAATATATATCTTTCCCCCCTTCTGTATTTACTAAATTAATACTCGCAGGATAAGATTTATTAGTTATCTGCATTCCATATTTAGAATTTCCATCAATATGTAATAAAATATTTGAATTTTTATTATCACCTATTCCAATATGTGCTATACTATTTACAATATCACCCGAAGAACTATTTGTATTAATAAATTTAAGAAAATTTTTATAACTTCCGTTATTTAATATATTAAAATCTAATATAGTATTTCTATTATTCTTATCATTACATGTACTAATCTCAATAGAACTTTTGATATTATTATTCTTATCATCTTTGTCATAATAATAATAAAGATTGCTATTATAAATAGCAAGTTCTATTGTAGAATAACTAATATCGCTTTTTGAATATGTAATAAATTTAGATACCGGTTTTATATCACTGCCATTATTAACATTTTTGACTATTAAAGGTATTTCAATATCAATGATCGGGTCTATTATAATATTATCTTTGGGTCTAAAAATATCAAATGATGTTATTATTTTATCGTTTGGCAGATTACTATAAGCACTATTAAAAATATTACATGAAATATTATCTAAGTATTTTTCAACCTTTTTTAATTGAGAAGATACACCTTTCATATTAAAATTAAAATTACATCCGTTAATATCTAATATATTTATATTACCATGTACAGATAGATCGCCATAAATAGTCATAGCTGATGTATCATCTTCTGTTATTTTTGGATTATTAACATCTATATGATACATTGAATTACTCGTGTTATAATAAAACGACATACCATACGATGTGGGTTCTATTGTTTTATTAGTATAACCTATTTGCAAAGGTCCTATATTTTTTTTATCTCTCGAATCCTTATCATTATATTTATGATTTTTATATATAAACCATCTTTCTTTATTTCTATCTGAATTTAAATCTCTATCATATTCGCATATATCAATACCGCTGTAATCGGCATTATTAAATTCTCCTGCTCCTTGTTCTCCTCTATAAATGCGAATTACTGAATAATTATAATTATTTGTATTAATATTACGTATTTGTAATGGTACTACATTTTCTTCATTTTTCCAACCTATAGATATATGTTTATTTGTATAAAAACTCGCGTCATTGCTCGCACGTTTTAGAGTTTCTAATAAAACATTATTTTGAAAATAGTTATCTGTATTAATACCTTTTCTAACATTGAGCCCTTTCATATCTATTGCTAATTCACCACTCTCGGCATAATTTATACAATATTTATCACATAATTTATCAAAAACATTAAAATAATTTTTTTCTTTATTATAAATAAATGATTTAGTCTTTTTATAATTATTATCAGCATATATAAAATATTCAACCGATGATATATTACCATTTATATCAAGAGCAAAATTAGAGCTTGGGTTTATTTTATTTATTCCAACACTATTCTTTAATAATGATAGTGTAGGATATATATTTTTAATATTAGATGATAAATAGTTGTTTGGAAAAGATTTAATATCTATTTCAGGGTAAAAATATATATTATTTTTTTTCCCTGAAACAGGATTTGTATTAATAATTAAACTATTATCATTATAATCTAAACGAGATAATCTACCTATATTCGCTACATAATTTTTATTTGCTGCTGTATTTTTAAGAGTTATATCAAATGTATTACTTGTACTATTATCGTCTTTAACAATATTTAAAACTCCTTCAAAAGTATCATTTTGTTTAAGACCTAAACCTAATTTTTTTGGAAAATTAATATTACTATTAGCATCAAGTGAAGCGATATTACTACTTATGTACATTAATAAAAAATTGCTACCATTATTACTAATTGTTTTAGTATAACCTGTAAATGGATCACTCAAATCTATAGGTAATAAGCGACGATTATTAATAAATATATCATTTTCAATATTGAGATTTAGATTATTAATTGATAAAAGATTAGTATTTTGAAAATTAACATTTTCATTGAATATAACTTCTCCATTAAAGACCGAATCATTAACTACTGTTAAAGATCCAGTCTTTGTATTTTTTAAAATTTCTATATTACTTCCTACATTTATATTTTGTGTATTAAGTAAATTATTTACAGATAAATTATTATTAAATGAATAATTATTTCCTGTAAAACTACCTTCATTTATTTGTGTTGCATTTAAAACACCAATCCCAGTATTTCTAATATATATATCATCTGTATTTTTATAAACTCCAGAAATATAATCTTTAATCAAAATATTTTCAAAAGCGACTAAGCCTTTTACATCTAATCTGGCATAATCTTCAACTTCATCAATAATTGTGTTATTATTTTGCATTGATTTTTTTTGATATATATATTTTGAACCGATATTTGTACCTATCCCTACATTATGATTAGCATCTATAGTCATAGCCGGTATATTACTTGTGATATTATATATAGGTGTAGCACGACTTCCATAAGAAGAATTTATACTTTCAGCTGATTTGCTTACATGAAATTCTAAAGGTACTCCTCTTGTTGTTGAAATAATAGCAGGCGATTCTTTATATCCACCAATAATGCCTATACACATTTTTACAGGTTCATTATAATCATTGTTCGTATCATTTCTAATTGAAATATGCATATTTTCAAATTTGCTGTTAGGTGCTGTAACTATGTTTAAGGGGTTTGTATTATTATAAGTGTCTACTTCACCGCCGAATGTTACGTATCCTGGTGTATATAAATTTGTAATATTATAATTATTATAACTATTATAATTATTAGCAAACTCAGTATTATAAATACTTTTTTTAAATGGCTGCGATAATGCTAATTCATTTGTTTTAATTATAAATTCTTTAACTAAATTACAAGTAATTGGGTTTGCATTATCTAATATAATATTGCTAAATTGTAGCCCCGAGGCTTTTATAATACCCGAACAATGTATATTTTTATCTACGTATAACGACGTATCATGGGTTAAATTACAATTTGCCTGATTTCTCGATGTATTTATAGCAACGCCATTATCATTTACAATAAAATTCCATTTAGTATTTATTGTATCAGCGGTGTTTATATTATAAGTTTTTTCTCCAACAACTAAAAATTCTTTATATTTTTCAAGATCTAATCTATTTAAATTTTTAGCTTCATCTTCGTCATTAAGCTGTAACCCAATTCCAACTGAATCAATTTGAATAGAAGGGTTGTTTATATCATTAGCTAGATAACTCATATAATTATCTTACTCTATTTAAAAGAAAAATACATTTAATATTTATATATATATATAAATATAAAAAATGATATATTATAATTATAATATAATAATTAATATAATTTATAAGGATGAAAAGAATTGAGAATATTCATAATAAAACTATGGAAATTTGTATTGAAAATCAACCTTATAATAATAAAAATATATTATTACAAAAAGAAGATTTAGATAAATTGTTAAACGATAATGGTTTAAAAGATTTAAAAATTAAAAATATTAATCTATATCGTATAGCATTTGTTCATAAATCATATTGTACTATGAAAAATATTGATTTTGATAAAAGTAATATTAATTGTCCTCCTGATTGTTTACCTTTGCAAGATATGTCTTATGAAAGATTAGAATTTTTAGGAGATTCTTTGCTGGGAATGATAGTTACGAATTATTTATATCTTAGATTTCCCGATCAAAATGAAGGATTTTTATCTAAAATAAGAACAAAAATAGTAAATGGAAAAATGTTAGGATATTTATCTGATAAAATTGGTTTGCCTAAATTTGCTATAATTTCAAAACAAGTTGAAGATACAGGTGGTAGAAATAATTATAAGATTATGGAAGATATATTTGAAGCATTTTTAGGAGCTCTTTATTTAGATTTTCAAACAGAAGAAGATGAAGTATCTCTTCCAAAATGTATTAATTTGACTCCTATTAGCGGTGCCGGATATTATGTCGTTGAAAGTTGGATTATCTATATTATTGAAAACTATATAGATTTCTGCGAACTAATAAGAATTAAAAATAATTATAAGGACATGCTTGTATCTCATATGTTACATTATTTACAAGATGTTCCGCAATTTAAAGAATTAAATATTATTACAAAGGATAATATTAGAGTATTTACATATTGTGTTAAAGATAAAAATGGTTCTATTATTGCTACCTCTACGGGAAATACAAAAAAGGATGCAGAAAATAATGCTTCAAGAGAAGCATTATTATATTATAATGTAAATATTCAAGAATACAAATCGTCTATATAAGAAAAACTATATATTTTATATTATTATGAATGATAATTCAAAATTAAATATAAATATAACACATTTAGTTTTATCTGGTGGGGGTATGCATGGTGTAGTGTTTGTAGGTGCTTTAAGATATTTATATTTAAATAACTTACATAAAAATGTAACACATATTGCCGGATGTTCTATAGGGTCTTTGGTAGGACTAATGTTTGCTTTTAAATTACAAATAGAAGAAATGGAAACGCTTATTTATAAAATAGTTAGTGATTATGATTTATGCAATGTTCCTATTAAAAATTATATTAAATTAGTAACAGAATATGGAATATGTGATATGGAAAATTTAATAATTCATTTAAAAAACTTTATTAAATATAAATATCCTAATTTAGATGATAATGTAACATTTAAGGATATATCAAAGAAATTTGGAATTAATTTATATATGTCTTCTACAAATATAAATTCATGTGAAAATAAAATTTTTTCGATTGAAACCACTCCAGATATCTGTGTATTTGACGCATGCTGTGCTTCAATGTGTATTCCATTATTATTTAAGCCAATATATATTGATGATTACTATTATGATGGAGCACTTACTAATAATTTTCCAATAAATATATTTGACGATGTTCCATGTGATAATATAATAGGAATGGTATTACAAAAAGAAGAAAGAAAAATGCAGAAAACAAAAAATATTAGTTTAATATATATATTAAAACAATTATTTAATATATTGAATAAATTAAGAATAAAAGATGTATTAATAGCACAAATTAATAATAGTAAAATAAAAAATTTTTATTATCCTAAAAATTTGCCTTTGGATAACACTATAAATATTAATTTTAGCAGATTAGGTATGAAATTTGAACTTAAAAAAGAACAAATAGATAGTATGATATTTGCGGGTTTTGAAAGTATGACAGAATATATAGAAGATAGATATGATAAATATATAAAAAAAATAGATTTAGATATAATATTCTCCAGTACTCGAAGTATATAAAATTATTTTAATTTAATCTTATTATTAATATAATAAGGTTTTTTATTGATTATATTAATATTTAATGGTTTTTTATCTGTGAATATATTATTTGGCATATTAATTAATATATTTATTAATGTATCAGATATAATATTTATAAAATTATAATTTTGTAAATATTTATTATTTTTATAATCATTAATAATAGTTTTTTCAAACTTAATTATAAAATTTGAAAAATCATCAGATGGTAAATTTGGTGGTATATTAAATTTTGATAACCATGTTCTTTGATAAATATTTTGATTAATAAATGCAGGTAATAATCTTACATAATCTTCAGAAATATCTAATGTGTCCGCATATATAATTTTCTTGGATAATCCAAAATCATATATATATATAGAATATGGGCATGATTTTAAATAATAGTTTTTTTTATTAATATTGTAATGGTAATATTTATTATTATCTCTATTATCATTATCAGAATAATGATATAAAAAATTACCCCAATGACAATCTCTATGTATATATCCAAAATATTGAAATGTTAATATTGATAACATTATTTGTGAAAAAACATTATATAATATGTCTTCATTCATAAAAAACTCTTTTTTTTTACATAAACTTTTTAGATCACCATGTGCAAGTTCATTTAATAACATTATATATTTTCTGTTATTAATTATATCAGGTAAATTATTATTAGATTCACTATTACATTTTATTACTTTATAGGTAAGTATAAAATGCTTTGATATTTTTTTTTTAATTATTATATCTGAAATCTTCTTGTTTAATTCACTTTCGTGTGTATTTTTAAAATCTTGAACCATTAATTTTGCTGCTATAGGACGTTTTCCCAATTCATTTTTAATTTTAGCAATATATATATATCCATATTTACTGGCACTTCCAATACGTTTTTCAAGACTTATTATATTTTTAATAATATAATTATATGAATTTGTATTAGGTCTTTTAATTACATTTAAACATTCGTTATTGCCGATACTTGATAATTTTTCAATTATATTATTATAATAAAATATTCTGTTTTCTAAATTATATTTTACGTTTTTATCTTGAAAATATTTTTTAATATTTTTAATACCAATATATTGATTTTTTTTATTAATTTTTTTTTTAGAAATATATTTAGATTTTTTAGAAATATATTTAGAATCCATGGTGTTAGATAAAGGACTCGCTATATTACTTATTGTTTTGTATGATTCATAAGAATTCATAATCCTTTTCTATTATAATGTAATATTCTAATATATTAGTATATTAGATTTATTAATGAATAATAATATAGAACCTTACATATTTGTAATTGATTTAGATGGTACAATAATCGGAAATTGTACATATCAATGTGATATATATAATATAATGGAATTGATGAAAATATATAATAAAAAAGAATTAAATAAATATAAAATATTATGTGAAAAATCATTAAATAATAGTTATAACAATAAATCGCTTCTTATGAGACCGCATTTTTTCTATTTTATTCAATCTATGAAAAAATTATATCAGAGGTCTTACTTTTATATTTATACTGCTTCCGAAAAAAAATGGGCAAATAAGGAAATTGCGATAATTGAAAAAAATAATAATTTTAAATTCGACAGACCATTATTTACAAGAGATAATTGTATTTTGGACAATGATGGTAATATAAAAAAATCCATTACTAAAATATTACCTCTTATTAAAAAAAATATAAAAATGCCATCGTCTTATGATATTAGGAAACATCTTCTAATAATAGATAATAATCCTACTTTTATAGATTATAAAGAAAATCTATTAATATGTCCCTCTTATAATTATATTAAATTTAATAATTTAATTGATATATTTCCTGATGAAATAGATAATAGCAACATTAAAAATTATATAAATAAATTAACAAAAGAACAAAGAATATGTAGAAAATATGACGGAGATACTTGTTTAGAGAAAATATATAAATGGTTGTATAAAAAATGCAAGAAAATTAATAAATATAATTCAAACTATGTAAATGATACTTTTTGGAAAGACTTAGTAATATTAATAAAAAATTATAGCATAAGGCATTATAATTCTAAAAATATAGAAATAATGCAAAAGAGTATTGCCAATACGTAATAAAGAAATAGTAGTATAATAACTATATAATGATATATGTAAGTTTTGATATTGGTGTTAAAAATTTGGCATTGTGTATAATTAAAAAAGACGATTTAACAAATAAGCTTGAAATAATTGAATGGCGTATAATAGCTCTCGCAGAAAGCAAAAAAGAAATTAAAGGCATTGAAGATATTACAGAGAGAATTTATGTTGAAATGGATAATGTAATAGGCGAACTTAAACAGAATAATATAAATATTATAGATTATGTATTAATAGAAAATCAACCTTCAAATTTAAATGGTATTATGAAAACTATCCAGCATATTATATATGGATATTTTAGTTTAATTAAATATTGGGATAAAGAGGTTAATAATGTTATTTTAATAAATGCTTCATTAAAAACTAAGCATCATAATTACATAATTAATATAGAGAAAAATAGCGATGATCCTAAAAATAAAAAGGGGTTTAGAAGGGAAAAATATAAGAATAATAAATTGATGAGTATAGAATTATGTAAAGAATATATTAAAGAAGATGAGACATTAAAAAAGATTTTTAATGAAAATAAGAAAAAAGATGATTTAAGTGATGCGTGTTTACAGGCTATTTCCTATATTAGAAGTAATAGTAAAATAGATATTATAAATAATTATAATTATATATATATGCATAATACTAAATAAACTTAGAATATGCGTATTAATACTTATTAAAATATTATAATAGATATATAAACATTTAATATCAAAATAAATATATAATATGGCTTTAATTTCTACTCTTAATAATCAAAATGATGATTTAATAGAGATAAATAAAGATAGTTTTAATAATCAATCTTTTAACTTTAATATTCCTCGCGATATATCTTCTAATAATGCTATAAATAATTCATTATTTAATAGAAAAAAAATTAGCGATGATGTTATATCAATATCATCAGCTGGCTCATCGCGTGCAAGTTCTCCAGGTGGAAAACAGAATTATATAAAAAATATGGGTTCTATTTATAAAAATAAGGACAAGGTTGTTAAGGTAAATAGATTTAATAGTTACGATAATGATGGTGGTATAAGTTATTCAAGTTCTAAAAAAAAAAGAAGCAATCATGGTAGTGTAAGCGGAGATAGTAGTGTAAGTGGTGAAAGTAATGAAAGTGGAGAAAGTAATGAAAGTGGAGAAAGTGGAGAAAGTGGCGAAACTGACGAAAGTGGAGAAAGTGGTGCGAGTGGCGTGAGTGGCGTGAGTGGCGTGAGTGGCGTGAGTGGCGTGAGTAGCAAAGCAAATAGTGAAAAAGGAGGTGATGATTATGGTGAAAATAGAAAAGGTTCAAAGGGATATAAGATTGAACAGCAAAAATATTTAAGTCCAAAAGAGTTACTTAAATTAGAATTAAATGAAAAAAGAGAAATATTATATCAACTTGATAGATTAGAATCCAAGGGATTTAAAGTTCCTTTTAAATTTAATATGAATTCTGAAATCGAAGAGATGAGAACAGAATATAATAGAATTATAAGAGAAAAGGAGCTTGATGGAAGTGTTCGTTTTCAACAAAAAATGCTAATGGCTTTTATATCTGGCACTGAGTATTTAAATAGCAGATATGATCCTCTATCAATTCGTCTCGACGGATGGTCTGAACAAGTCAACGAGAATATAAATGATTATGATGATATTTTCGAAGAATTACATTATAAGTATAAGGCAAGTGGTAAAAAAATGGCTCCAGAACTAAGACTATTTTTATCTCTTTCTGGAAGTGCTTTTATGTTTCATTTAACAAGTAGAATGTTTAAAGAGCAACCTCTTCCTGATATTGAAAATGTATTAAAATCAAATCCCGAATTAATGAAACAATTTCAAAATGCTGCTGCGAAACAATATATAACAGGTAATACAGAACAACAAATGCCACAGATGTCTCAAAATAGAGGTTCTGCGAATGAAGGTATAGGGTTATTTAATATGGTTAGTAGTTTATTTGGGTCATTAAATAGCGAACCGCAACAATCAAGAATGCCGATGTATCAACAATCGTCGCAAATGCAAAATTCTCAGAATCAAAGAATGCCCCAATATAACGAACAACACAATTCAAAAAAACCCGCTGAAGATATTGATAATATTATAAGGAATGTTCATAATAAAATATCAATAGATGATAGCGATAATAATATAGAGACATTGTCTGTAAGCGATGAAGAGATTACATCAATTATAGAAGATACTGCCGATATTCAAATATTAAAAGCGAGAGGAAGACCTAAAAAGGGGGCACGTACTTTAAATATTTAATTATAATAAAAATAAAATATTGGTTAAATAACTTATGTTCTAATTTATTTTCTATTTTTTCTTAAATTAGTTATCTTTTTAGCAGATTTGGTTACAAAGCTTGCAACATCTTTAACCGAGCTTACTATTCTATCAGGTGTTTTTCTTAAAGATCTCATGGGATTACTTATAGTATCTTCAACTTCTTCTTCGAAGTCTTCGATTTTATTTAATAAATTGCTTAAAGTGCTTAATAATATAGGTATTATTATTATAGTGAATAAGAGGGTTAAGAATAAGAATAGAGATATCATGGTTCCTACAGATATAATATCTCTGCTTAAATCTTCGGAACATTTGCATTTCTCATTAGTTAAATATCTAACATAGTCGAAAGCATAATATATATATACTACAAACATTAAGAAGAATATGAAAGTTGCAATTGAAAGTAATTGAACAACTACATATCCCATGCTTTTAGCAACGCTGTTTAGCGATATAAATGCGGTTATTAAGAAATATGCTAAAGCGATTATTGTGAAGTTTTTAATAAAATCTTTATTTGGGTGTTCTGAACATTCACACCCCATATTTTCTAATTTATAAATATAACTTAGGATTATTAACAATAATATTGCAAAAATTGCTTGAATTATTACACTACTATAAAAAGACAGGCTATTACTTTCTTTCATTATACTATTTCTTGCTCTATACTATTATATAGAAATAATTTTTTTTAGATTTTATAATTCAATAATATTATAAATTAAAAATTTTGTGGAATTATCGAACTTTTTTAAATCAATATTTTTTATTTTATCAATAATTTCTGGATATTTTTTAATACATAATATTTTATATATTTGTTCCAATAATATATCTAATATATATTTATGCACATTTTCGTTTATTATATAATTTATGTGTTCGCAAATATTATTTAATAATATTATTAATTCGCTTTCTTTATATTTAATCCATACTTTATTCATATTATGAATACTTTTTTTCCATTTAATATAATCACAATATAA